CTTTAAGAAGAAGGAAAATACAATGAAAACAAACCAATACATACTTGATACTAATCAAGCAGACCTAGAGCAACAAGAACAACTACACGAACTATATTCAGAGATAGAAAGAGAAGAGAAACGCACTCAACTGCAAGTATTAACTAAAGCAGTAAGAGGCGAGTTTAATCTATTCGCTGAAATACAAAAATTTAATGAAATATACGGGGAATCCAAATGACTATAAAAGAAGTAATTAGTAATTCTATTGACATTGTTGTAGGCTTTTTTAAAAAATTAAGACTGTTAGATGTTAGTAAGTATATAGAAAAGAAAGGGCAATTTTCTTACCTTTCATGGGCTTGGGCGGTGGATACATTATTACAACATGATGAGTCATCTACATGGGCTTATTCAGACCCATTAACACTACCTGATGGCAGTATGATGGTGTTCTGCACAGTTAAAGCATTTGGTAAAGAGATGACCGCACAATTACCTGTATTAGACTTTAAGAACCAAGCAATTAAAAATCCTAACACTATGCAGTTAAATACGGCTATGCAAAGATGTTTAGCAAAAGCCATAGCTCTTTACGGAATTGGTTTATATATTTATCAGGGTGAAGACTTACCTGAAGGTGACGTGCTAGAACGCATTACTAACATCTTTAATGAGCAAGGTATAGATGAGGCTAGAAAGTATTTCAACACGCTAGATGGAGCTGACAGAAAGTTAGTTACGCCTTTCATTAAAAAAGTAAAGGAGGAAAAAGATGGAACAGCGTAGCGAAGAGTGGTTTCAGGCAAGGCTAGGCAAAGTAACTGCCTCTAACATAGACAATGTTGTTGTTAAGGTAAAGAATGGTGAGTCTACTTACAAGCGTAAGTATCGTATTCAACTTATTACTGAATTGCTGACTAACAAAAATGTACCTGTGTTTGTTAATGACGCAATGCGGTGGGGTACTGAACACGAGGATGAAGCAAGGGACTTGTATATAGATAAGAAAGAGTTACTAAAGGGTGTGGATGTGACCGAGATAGGTTTTATTGACCACCCAACAGTTAATATGTCTGGTGCTAGTCCTGATGGATTAGTTGGTTTAAACGGGCTAATTGAGATTAAGTGTCCAACACCTACAACACACACAGAAATTTTAATGACAAGAAATATTCCAAGAAAATGGGTACATCAAATGCAATGGCAAATGGCTTGTATGCCAGAGAGAGAGTGGTGCGACTTTGTATGTTACCACCCTCATTTTAATGGAGAACAAAAAATGCTCATAGTTAGAGTAGAGAGAGATGACGATTTAATCACTCGTCTGGAAAAAGATGTCCAAGACTTTGTAACAGAGGTTGAGGATTCAGTTAAATTTATTAAGGAGAGTAACTAATGGCAACAGTAGGAATTTCAGCAAGTATAGATGTAAGTAAGATTGATAAGGCTAAATTAATTAAGGGTGAGAAAGGTACATACCTCAACATCACTACTTTTGTTAATTTGGATGAGAAAGACCAGTACGACAACAATGGTATGATTACCCAATCCACTACTCAAGAGGAGCGTGAGTCTGGTGTAAGGGGCGTTATACTAGGTAATACAAGAGTGTTTTATACTGGAGAAAGTCAAGGTGCGTCATCTGGTTCTGCTCCACAAGCAAAAGAAGCAGTAGCAGAAGATATACCTTTTTAAGAGGTACTAGGGGTTACACTGCCCTCAAGGTGTGTGTCATTGGAATTGGTCTGATGGCATTCCGTTGAGAACTTGAGGGTTAGTGTATTACATGTATTACATTTTGAACATTAATTACTTATTCATTACATACATTGTAACTTCAAAGCCAAATCTCATTTCTGTAGCTGATGGTTTTGTCCACATAGTAGTAGTCCTTGTTAGTTAATCAAGGTTCTATTATAAGTGATACATTGTTTAAACAACAGGATTTATGTATTATATAGGAGTAGTGAAAATGACTAAAAAGCATTTAGGAATTTTAGGTGTAATAATATTTCTTGGTAGCTTGATAACAATAGCTGTCAATACTATGCCACACCACAAGAATTACCATTGTCATGGTAAGAACTTTCATCTTTATGAGAGCATAGAAGCCAACGGCAATGTCTTTTTAAAGACAAAGAAAGAGTGTATTGATATAAGAGATATACCATTTCGTACTAGTATAAAGGGAAAATAATTGAAAGAATCTGATATGCTTGATATGCCTAATGCAGAAAAGATGGAAAATGTCATTAGGCTTTACAAGGCAATTTTAACTCAAGCAATCGTAGACGCTTTGTATGACCCAACTAAAAAAGATTTAAAGGCAGAAGAAAAGTTTAAACAAAGAGTTAGTAAGCATGGGTATTTTACGCAAAAAGGCAAGCCTATTACGCTGAAAAACAAAGTAGGGGACAAGCGTTATGCGTTAGAATGGCTGTATACTGATGATGATGAAATGTTACAGTTATGTTGCAGTTTAAGTAACCTGTCTTTAGACAGAGTAAGAAGTACCATTGAAGATATACATAAAAAACGTAAGGAGAAAGAAGATGAGCGACAAAATAAATCCAGAGCATTATAAACGTGGTGGATTAGAAACCATTGACATAATGAAAAAAAAATTAACTCAACAAGAGTATATTGGTAAAATGAAGGGAGACCAATACAAGTATTTAGAGCGTAGAGGTTACAAAGAAACGGAAGGATTAAGTGAATTACAGTGGAATGAAAATTGTGCAGTAGAGTGCAAAAAGCAAATGTGGTACACAGATAAAGAGCTTGATGTGTATTTAGAAAACATAGCTGCAATAAAAGCAAGAGTACAATCCGATGAATGGATAGATGACCCACTCCATGACGAAGACTAACAAGCAAGAGATATATAAGTATGGCGAACCTTTCTACTGTGATGAATGTGGAAAGGAAGCTATGTACATGGACAAAGACAAGAAGTGGTGGTGTTACTTTAACTGGACTGATATGAACAAGGAACACTATGGCATCTGTAAAGCTAATAAAAGTTCCTAAATTACCTGTTTGTCATATTTGTGGTAATCCAGCCAAGATATATCATGCAAAGAAATGGTGGTGTAAGACCTATACAGAGATAGGCGAGTTTAATATAAAAGGACATTGTAGTAATGATAAATTGCCCAAAATGTAAAGACGTAGAAATGATATGGGGTGGTGACCATGATAACGAAGATGATATGGACGATAAACAATATTTAGTTATGAGTAATTTTAGTTGCCCAAAGTGTGAAACATTCGTATATGTAAATTGGAGTGAAAAAAATGGAGAATGACGAATGGAAAGAGAAAGAGTTTTATTATGATGGATGGCTGTTTATTATGACTTATAACAGCAAGAAGTTCACTATTAGACACGAAATTACAGGGAAGGTTCTTACATCAGGAGATTTTTAAATGGTAGCTGAATTTATATTGATGGTAGCAATAGGTAATGAGGCAGGTAATAATAGTTGTTGTCTTGCAGAACATTACGTTGGCACGTTTAAGTCGTGCGTTGAAGCCCATGAGTACATAAAAAACCATATACCTGAAACACCAAAAGAAACACGATGTTTACACAAAGAAAACATAAATTTACCTGAAGACTTTAAACATAAATATATGCTTGATGCTTGTAAAATAAAAAGGACTTGTGATGAATAAAGAAAAAGCATTTGTTATATGGGCAAAGAAGCATAATTATGATTTAAAAAAAGACGCAGGTATTAAATTGTTTTTTGAAGGAGCGTTAACTTTAACCAACATTCCAATTAAAAATACATATTCAAGCACGCATACAGAATCTGCGTGGCAATCATGGGAGGCAGCATGGGAAAAGGCAGTGGCAGAAGACCAACAGGATTAGTAACAGATAAAAAGTTACAAGACAACTGGGATAGAATTTTTGGGCAAAAGCCTAATAACCAACAATTTGAAGGGATAAAAGATGGCAATAAGTCCGACACAAAGAACGCTAAAGAGGTTAAGGGATAGTGGTGATTACCCTTTAGTTACTATAGTAGAAAGATGGAACGCATTTGCCAAGATACGCCAAGATTTGTTTGGCATTATAGACTTACTAGCAATAGACAGTAAGGGCAACACCGTAGGACTCCAAGTCACTAGCTACAGCAACATTAGTGCAAGGGTAAAGAAGATGGAGGATAGTGATGCTATCCAACATTTAAGGGAAGCTAACTGGACACTCATTGTTGAAGGATGGCATAAGAAAGACAATAGATGGGTTAGCAGAATTGTAGACATCAGTTAAGGAGATTGATATGAGTAAGCAAAGAAGTAATTATACAGCAGAAGAACTTGAAGTGTTTAAACAGCGAACTATAGACTTTATACAAAAGAATCCTGATGCTAATAGGTCAAGGATTTCAAGGTATGCAGGGGTTGGTATTTCTGTTTTAGAGAAGCTAGAAAAAACTGGTGCGTTTAAACTACCAAAACCCATGAATCCCAAACAAGTACGTAAGACACATGACTGGGGCAATATGCTAGGTAGCCTTAAATGAGAATAGAACGCCTTATGGTGTTACTAGAAGACTGGGCTTTCTTTATGAAGCATGATAACAATAGACTGGGATATCCTAGTAAATCTCTAGGAATGGCAAGTGGGGGTGACTCCTCCCAAGCGTTTGATGATATGTGCGACAAGGCTAACGCTGATAACATAAGAACAATCAATGCCATTATTAACAGCCTTGACAAAGAGCAACGTGATGCTGTCTATGCTAGATGGTTAGGCAGTAAGAAGCCTATGTACTATGAATTAAAGCTAGATTTAGCTATGGATAACTTATTAACAATGGCAGGTAGGAGGATTTATGTCTGATAACACTTTTAAGGAAGACCTTTCTATTGGTAAATTAATAGAAAAACATGTTTTGCTAAATATACAAAAAAAATATCCAAAAGCTTGTTTAATAGAAGGTTATTGTAAGGAATATGACATATGGATTCCAGAAAAGAATATAGGTATTGAAGTAAAGTTTGATGCTAAAAGTAATTTTACTGGGAATATTGTAGTGGAAATAGAAATGTTTAATAAACCTTCTGCACTAATAACAACAAAAGCAGACTCTTGGATTTTTTACGACAAGCATAAGTTTGTTAGCATTAAAGTTATAGATATTTATAATTGTATTATTCAAAACAAATATCAGTATACAACTTTTATTGGTAAAGGAGATACACAGCCTAAAAAAGCGTTTCTTATTAAAAAAGAGTTGTTATATAGCTACGGAAAAGAGTTAGGGTGGGGTAACCCCCCAATTGAGTGGAGAAAACCTCACCACGAGGCTTAGGACAAGCCAGGAAAGGTGTTTAATCGTCTAAATCAGGCACATTAGCATAGATACTATCAATAATAAGCTCTACAGAAGAACCATCATCAAGATAAATAACCATGCTATCTTCACCATATACAACATCAACAGCATCAATCGTTTTACCGACTATATGCTTTGATATTTCTTGTATATCCATTTTTACTTCCTTTAAATGTTGATACCCAACTAAATGCTTATTGTTTTCTTGAAGGTTGATAAATCATTGCTCCTTCGCCATTAATAATTAACGCCTGTTTTCTAGGAGTTCCGCCATCTTCAACGAAAGAGATATGAATCCACCTATCAAATTCCAGAATAACTTGGTCATAAGGAATATCGGAAGTAATAATATCAGCAAAAATAATGTCAGGACTACCATAAGCGTTAGCAGTAAAGTCGCACGCAAGCCCCTGTACATGCTGGCTGGTACGTTTACTCCCAAGAGCGTCATTAAGAGCAGGACATCTATAACCAGAAGATACATGTATGGGTGCGTTAAGTAAGTTTCTAACATCTTCCATTCCGTTTGCTAGTACGCATAAGTTGTCCAGTATTCCTTCATGAGGAGTATTGTCTATACCTTTCCTTGCAGCCGTTTGGCTAAAGGTAAATTCTTCTAATGTAAAGTGAGGTGTTAACCTTGTCATTTAGTTAATCCATTTTTCTTTTCGTATGAACGTAATCCACCTAATCCAAGCATACCCATAAGAACAGGTAGCATAGTAGAGGTATCAGCCTGTGGTACTATTATACCTAACGGATGTAGTAAAGGCGATACAAGAAAGTTAATAGTAAATCCTGCTACACATACCCATCCTACGGCTGGTCTCCATCCTGCTTGAAACCATGCACCTTTAGCATCCTCTTTGTTCACTGCTATCTGTGCTATGGCTATTTCATGGGCTTGTTTCTCTGCTAGTGTAGATATCTCAAAGGCTAGTTTTTGTTTAGTGTCGGCATCAGGTATAAACTTATCTAGTATTGCTGCGACTGGGGCTATAAGGGCTGATAACATTATTTACTCCATACTTTAGACATAGTAAGGCATAGTAGTCCTGCACCTACGCCAGTAACAATAGCTTCGGTAGATGGTCCACCAAAGTGTGTAGGGTGAGTCATCATATCGGCTACTGCAGTAAAGAATCCAATAGCACCTGCCATAGCAAACTTGTTATCTGATAAACTTTTGTTGCCATATATAATTAATGCTACTGTAGCTATAGAAGCAATTACGCCAACCTGTAATGCTTTTTGCCAGTGATACATTGTAATAGCTAATAGGTTGCCTTGTGTCATCATCACCATGCAAGAGGTAGTAGATTCAGAAAGTCTTTTTAAAAAAGTGTTGACATGATTCATCAGTAAATCCATCCATATAATATACAAGCAATGACAGGGCTAATAGGTAGCACTGCTAACAGTGTAAGTATTGCTGCAAAAGTTTTACGCGTAAACAAGTATTGCATAGCAGTAGCTCCATAATAATACGATTGCAAAACAAATGATGACAGTAGTTTCTTTCATAGCCCACCCAAACTAATTAAGACTTTAATTAATAAGAATACGATACCTGCAAATACTGCCATAATAATCTTTTCCATCCTAGCAAGCCTTGCATTAATGCCTTCATAACGAATGGCACAAACTTCTTCATGCGTATGTAAGTCTGCTTTTACTTCATGTACTTGGTTAGTTGATGCCATTATTTTCCCTTCGGTGCGTTATATAAATTGATTGGGGGGAGTGTAAGTTCTT